CGCGGATTTGTTCCACCGCCGTGAAATTTGCCACTTGCCGCAAAGAAACACCGTCCACCAAAATGTCATCATCCAACACTTTGATGGATTGATTTTTTTCGTTCAGTGCTTTTACAAATTCTTCGCCGCCTTCTTCTAGCGTTTTGCGCATGGGGCCTGAAATTTGTTCATACAGCGCGTTGACCCGTTCTTCGGCGGGCGACAGTATGCGTGCGTTCATGTCCTCCACTTGCTTTTTAAGTGGAACGCGGATTTTTATATCGAAGCGCACTTGGCCTAATTCGACCGTGGCTTTTTTGATTTGGACTTCTTCTTTGACTTGCTCAAATTGCTTGCCAAGTTTTTTTGCAATGCTCATTGCGGCTCTCCCTTCAACAGTTTCTGATAGATGGCGTTGTTCAGCCGTATCACATAGTCCACCACTTCTTCGGGGGCCATTGTGTCGGCGTGGTGCTTGGCGATTTCATGGCACAAGTGGATGCCCGTGATTCGCTGTTGCGTAAAGCCAAACCAGTTCTTCTGCCCGCTGTTGGACAGAGTAACGATGTAGGAGAGTAAGTCCGAGGAATTGTGTATTGTCGTCATCTTGTAAAGAAGCCCCCGCGAGGGGGGCTTTGGAGTTTAAGGATTGTTTGACCAGCCGTAAGAGTTGCCGCCAACAGGGTGCAAAGTGAAGATATATTTGCCTTCGGCAGATACGCTCATGTCCCATTGCAAGCCACCCACGCGGGCGTTGAACGCATAGGCAACAGTGTCCTCGCCGTCATAAACCGCGATGACATAGGTGCGGATGGTCGTGCCGTTGTAGCCATCGTCACGAATCAAATTCATGGCGGTGTCAGCAGGGTTCCAAGCCGAAGTGATTTGCAACGAAGTCACTTGGTTTTGGGTGGTGATTTTTGCGCCAGTGCGTGCACCCGCCACACCGTAGGTGGCAGACGCATCGTCAGCACCGAACGCAGGGATGGTTTCCACGGGCACTTGGATGCCGTCAGTGCCAGTGCCACCAGCCGCAGTGCCGATGATGTCAGCGATTTGGCCTGTCCATGTTTCCAGTTGGGCATCGGTCAAGGGGGTAGGGTTCGCGCCAGATTGCATCCACAGCGTGGCGGTGTATCCGGGTAAGACTTTGTTGATGAGTGCCATTTTGAATTCCTTTTCAAAAAAATTGGTTTGTCAATCGTGTCTTATGTTGGAATGTCCATCGTGCAATCCATGATGATTTGGTTCAAGCCCAATTCATTGTCATAGGTATTGTAGAGCCACTGAACATCGACTTTGGCAACGAAAAAACCCGTTGCCGAAGGGTTGCCGAAAACACCAGAATACCCGTGAAGCGATTGTAATACTGTGTTCGACAAATTGAAAGCGTCTTGCATATCTTGCGCAAAAACGCTGACCTGAAAAATTGGCCTGTCAATGCCCTTGTTGCTTTGCGTTTGGCCCGTGTAGACGGGCTGATGCACATTGCGTAATTGCCATGTCGCAAACTTGGTTTGCTTTGCATAATTGCGGTTGAAATTAGCATACACGGGCACGGGCGACAGCACTTGCTCCAATTGCCATTGGATGCACTGTGCATAGACTGATGGGTTTTGCTGTGTGCTCATACGGGCGTGCTCGGGTCGTTGTAATAGCACAGAAGCGTCACGCGCATCCTGTCGTTTGATTCACGCACATCAGTGATGCGCCAATCTTTGCCGCGCCAGCGCACCGAATAGAGGTCTTGCTGGTCGGCGATTTGTTTCATGTTGGGCGTGTAGTTGAAAGTGAAATTCACCAATTCTTGATACACGCGGTATCGCTCAGAAATGCGCAACGAATTCGCCACATCAGCCACCACGCCACGGGTTGCAAACCACGGGGTGATGGTGGTGGTGTATTGACCGAACGCATCCGTGCCGTTGGACACGGTGTTGACGGTCAAATTTTCGTATCGCTTGATGCCCATGTCACATCACCAGTGGTTTGTAAGGTCGGAGCAATGTTGCCACGCCAAACGGCACTTCATGCAATTTGGCTTCGGTGGTGTTTGAGCGGTTGTTGTAGATGTGCGTCAGCAACATGAGGCCAGCCTGTTTGATGACAGGATATGTCGCCAGCGGGCTTGCGTTGGCGGTGTAGTCAACAAAAATTGGGTTCGCTACAAACTGGTTCAGCGTGTTGGGCACATCGTTCAAAATCACGCGGTTGCCCGTTGGGTCATACGAATACCCCGTAGGGTCAATCGGCACGGGCACAGTGTTGGATTCGCCGTAATACGACACAGCGTTGATGGTCACGCCAGCCGCAGACGGGTTCAATGTGCCTTGCGAAACCTCGGGCAAGTCCAAAAACACTTGCGTGTTGTAGAGGCCGACATTGCCGTAATAAACGCGATACGATGTGGCAAAAATTGCCATCCCAAGGAAGTCCTCAATCGCCATGCGCGTTGCCAGTTCAACCGAACTGATGTAGGTGTCTTGGCTTTCGTCATCGAACAAGTTGAGTTGTTGCGTGCACTCCTCAAGCGTCAGCCACGGCGTGGAAACATCCCGCCCCGTTTGCTCAACCTTCACATAGTTGTATGGGTTGCGGTTTGTCGCGTAAAACGGCGCAAGGGTTTGATTTTCGACAGCCATGACAGCCCCTTATTAAGCGGCAGATGCACGCACACCAGCAAACGGGTCGCGGACGGTGCTTGCCAAACGCTTCTCGGCATACATGGTCACGAATCCGGGAACTGTTTCCTCAAACACTTGAATGTCCATTTCTTCCACATCGGCAATGGTCAAAAATCTGTCCCAATTTGCGAGGTAGATGGGGAACGATGAACTGAGGTATGAGTTGGGGATAACGGGCCAGCCAAAAATAGAACCCACCGCGCCACCTTCGTGCGGTTCGCCCAATTCCAAGAACAATGGCAAACCTTGCGAATCTTTCAATTGGCGCAGGGTTTGAATCATTGTCGGTGTCATGTGCCACGCGGTTGTCGGAAGGCTCCAATACTGTGCGGGCAATGCGTTGGCAATGTCCACGACTTTGTTGTAAGTGATGGCAGAGCCGCCAAGTGAAACCGTTGCCAGCGTGTGCACGCCGTTGGTGATTGCCGTGCCGCTGGAACCGTATGCGGCAGACGCGCCGCTGGTGTAGGAATCCAGCCCGCGCAAACCATAGGTCGCGCCCGTGGTTGTAGAAGTGGAACCCGCTTGGTCATCGTTGGTTGCCATAGAAGCGCCTTCCTGTTGGCTGAATTCCAGCGCAAGGTCGGCCATCAATGTTTCGTTCAGCCCGTTAATGTCATCCAGCGCGGCAATGCGGACGGGCAATTGCGCGTTGATGATGCGGGTGGGCATGACCCAAAATGTGGTCGCCGTGTTGGGCGAACCAGTGTTCGGCGTTGCGTTGGGGTTCCAAGGGTTTGCGCCCGTGGCATTGCCCGTCTTTGCAACAAATTGGACAGCAGAACTGTCAGGCGCTTTAATGTTGCGCGAACCCATGCGAAATGGGTTGGAGTAACGCAAAGCGGCAAAAGCGTCATCGAAATAAGTGCGACCCCCAATATCAAGACCAGAGCCAGTGATGGTGGACGCTTCGCGCAAGTCAACGGTCACTCGGCGATTTTCATTGATTGCCGTTTTGATGGCTTCTAGAATTTTTTGGGTTGCAGTCATTTCGATTTCCTTTTTCAAAGCAGAAAGGGGGAGAGTTTCCCCTCCCCCCTGTTCATCAAGCACCAGTTGCAGTGGAGCGGTAGCGAATGATGGCGAAAGGATCGACCACACTCGTTGCCAAGCGTTTTTCACCATAGAAGGTGATAAATCCGGGCTGTGTTTGCTCGTAGCGGCGCAACACCATGCTCAAACGATCAACGATGGTGTGACCACGGTTGAAATCGCCGAAATACATTGGGTATTGGCTGTTCGTGCCAGCAGAACCACCAGAAGCAATCGGGCTTTCGAGGTAAGAGTTGACCACCACATCAAAGCCGAGCAATTTGCCCACGATGCCTTCGGTAATCAGCGGAGACATGCGCTCAAACACTGGAGTGCCATTGTCATCGACCAAACCACGGATGCCAGCCAGCATGATGGGGTTGATGATGAACTTGTTGTTGCCGCTCCAGTATTGTTGTGGCAGATTGTGGATGAAGTTGATCAAGTCAGCGAACACGACATTGTTGGCAGTGCCAAAACCGTTCGTGGTGATTTGGTCATAGGTGGCAATGTCATGCAAACCATCGGTAGAAGCGTTGCCGCTAGAGCCGAAAGCCGCAGTGCTGATAGTGCCGCCAGTGTAGGTCGAATTCGCGCCGCCGTATTGGTTCAAACCGCGCAGACCGCTGGTTGCACCGTAGGCAGTAGTCGTAGAGCCAGCCTGATCGTTGTTCAAAATCATGCTGAGGCCTTCTTGTTGCGAGAATTCTTGCAACATGTCGTCAACCACATTGGCCTCCAAGCCGTCAATGTCATCCAGTGCCGCAGTGCGGATTGGGAATTGCACATTGATATCTTGCATGTTGAGTTGCCAAATATTCATCGCTTCGGTAGTTGCCGAACCGTTGTTTTGAATGGCATATCCCCACGCGGCTCCAGCGTTGCCCACTTTTGCGCGGAACTGATAGGTTGAGCCATCAGTTGCCACATTGCGCGAAACACCACGCATCGGGTTGAGCAAACGCAGTTTGTGGAAAACAGGGTCATACGCGGTGCGACCACCGATGCCAGCGCCTGAACCAGTAAGCGCAGAGGCTTCGTTCAAGTAGGCGGCGTGCTGGTCTTCGCTCTCCCAAATTTTGATTTCTTTGTGCAGTTTCGTGCCGTTTTCTTTGGTGAAGGCGGCAAGTTGTTCACGCACACGGCGGTTCACATCACCGCGCACGGTTTTGTGAGGCGCACGAATGAACTCGGGCATGTTGATGGATGCAACCTTTGCTTCCAGCGCGGCAACCTTTTCGGTCATCTCGCCTTTGGCGGCTTCAATAGAAGCGGTCACTTCGCTTTGCACTTCGGCTTTCACCTCGGCAATTTTTGCTTCGTTAGACGCTTTGATTGCGTCCACTTTTTCTAGAACTTTCTCGATAGACATTTTCTGTCCTTTCAAATGCGGGTTGCAAGTGCCTCGGCAAGTTCGTGCGCTTCAAGCGCCGCGAGCAATGCGTTGGCTTCGTTTACCACCGCGTCAGGCTCACCCTGAGTTGGGGTCACTTCAAGTTTTTTGGGGGCATCACGCTCGGCCAAAACTTTCTTGAAGATACTGGACGCGGTGGTCGCATCCTTTTTGTGCAGTCCTGCTTCACGCAAGACACGCTCCAAAACGCGAGGGTTCAATTGCCCTTCGGCATCGAACGCTTCAAGTTTTTGAATTTCCGCTTTGTCGTTGTTTGGATACATCACGACAGACACTTCGCGCAAACCGCCTTTTTTGATTTGGAAATATGCTTCCTCGTAATCAAATTCGGGGTTTGACCATACTGTGCCATCAGGGCCTTCGGCGTATGGTTCGCCATCGGCGTTCACATAGCACGCTTCTTCGGCGTATGCGCCAACAGAAACGCCGCCAAACATATTCGGGGATTCTTTGAGCACTTGATACAGGTCTGAGCCGCCCACAGTGTTCAAATACAAACGGCCCGAGGCGGTCATGCCTTGGTCGTCAAATTCAAAAGCGTTCCACTCGCCCATCGGCATGCCGCTGTCGTTGTGGTTGAGAAACATGGGCAAAGGCTTTTCGCTTTTTGCAAACTCATCGGCCCACTCGGCAAAGCCTTCGGGCTGATAGTTGAATTTGCGACCGTCAGCGCCTTCGCGTGCGCCCCATGTGGTCACGCGGGCTTCAATTTTGCCGCTCGGCTCTTGGCTTTCGTTTGCGTTTGGCTCCAGACTTACCTTCGCTTCGCAAACCAGTATCAAATTTTTCATAAATCACCCCATTGTGGATAGATTGATTGTCGTCTTTTATCTTGTGGGGCTGTTCTATGACAGGAAGTTTAACAC